AACAAACCGCAACTTCACCCCTACCATGATCCTCTTTAGAATACAAGTCTTTCATGTTATCATACCCCTTTGTTGGTAGGGATATTTCCGCACAATTATGAACTAATATGTTATTTGCATAAAAGTTTTCATTATCCTCAACCGTTATATCGTATACGTCTTCTTCATGATTTAAATATTCTATTTTAATTCCCATTGCTTCCTCTTTTATTCTTTATCCACGGATATTGTAAATTTTCTTTGGTTTGAATAGACACACCAGTTAACTCATTATAGTACCAAAATTTTCCTGTAAGAGATTTTCTTACTTTTTGATTGTGTTCTTTGGTATTTTGGTATTTTGGTAAATAAAAATTATACTTTTCAAAGAACGCTTGTCTCAAAGGTTTTCCATTAAATCTATTCTTTGAGAATGATTTAGGAAAGTCTGGATATAATTTTAATAGCATTCCATACGAAAAGTTGTTGGTTTCATCAGAATACTCTTTACATTTCTCCAAAATAAAATCATCACTTATACCAGACCATCTACCATTATTCTCTTTGTGTGTTGTTTTCTTTAATTTCTTTTTCCAAGATTCTATCTTTTCTTCGGGGACAATAAACCCACCACATCCACCGGGTTTAGCATTGTATCCAATTTTTCTGTGCATTGTATTCATAATGTCAATAACAAATTCTTCAAATTCAGCAGATTCTTCTTTAGTTTCAAATTTTGCTAATTCGTGCAATTCAAAATTATCTACCCCATATTTTCTTATTGCTGAATGGAATCTAAATGGTGATGAATTATTAGAACAGCTTATGTGTGCCTCCCATCGTTCTTCTATTGCCCTAGATGTCATTCCTATATAAACCTTCCCGTTTTCTTTATTTTTAATACAATATACTGTGTGCATAACATAACAATCCGTAAGTAAGTAGGTAGTTGAATCTGTAAAAATATAAATAGAGATTAAACTACCTACTTAAATTGTATTATTTTATTAAAAGTTCATCGGTTTCTTTAAGATTTTTTGCTAATACATATCCTCTTTGAGTAAAAATTTTGTGATCTGGTGTGCAACGTATGGATATACCAGTGTGTTCATCGGTTATTCTAATAACTTTAGCATTACTGTTCATCATAGCGCCATTGGTTACTTTTTTATATTCATCTATTTCATTTTCAATATTTCTGGAAAGAACCTCAACATCACTGCCCTCTTTTTTGTAGATGTTGACTAATTCTTTTATTGGTATTGCATCATAAAATACTTCATTAATTTTTGCTGAAACTAATGTATCACCAGAAAGACACAAGTTTGAACTAAAAATTCTATCATGAAATGGTGTGTGTCTATTCATTTCGTCAGGCCAATGTAGATAGGATCGACCAGTTTCATACGCCTCGTTTAATGATGTAAGTAGCGTGTTTCTAGCATTAACATAAGTTTTCTTAAAGTTGTCGTCATTCTCATACTTTTCATACAAGGTAGCAAATAACTGTTCGTCTGAACTATAAAATGCTTTGTATAGATCAGGTGCTGTGAATATATTAAACAAGAAAACATCTTCATTCTTTGCCGCTTTCCTAGCATAGAACTTATTGGTTCCTGCACTATAATCCATACCACGAATTCTTTTATCCTCTGTAGACATAGGATTTTTTAGTTGGGAAATAAGATTAACTTCTGGATCAAACATAGAGAAGTGTGTTGTTGCTGCACCACCACGACCATTTTGCAATGATGACTTTACAACACCAACCAAAGATTTATAATAAGGCAACTTACCTTGATGCTTAATTGTACCACCCCGAATAGGATCACCCAACGACCGAATTTGGTGATGGGCACCAATACCTGCACTCATGTACGTCATAGTGTATGCAATATGATCACCCACACCAATAGATTGAGCATTATCATTAACAGTGTATAAACAACAACTGGCAAAGCCCCTCAGAGGGGTTCCAAGGTTAACATAGTTAGGGGTAGGGGCATTGATTACCTTGTTGGATAAAAGCTCATAGAATGCTTCTACGTCAGCCATGCGTCTATCTTTTGGCTGATCTTCTGACAGAGCCATAGCTATACGCATATAAACAAACTGCTGTGATTCGTATTCCTCATCAGTAACCCGATTCATCAAAGAATATTTTTCACGAATTTGCTTTAGTTCGAAGTGTGTGGCTTTCAAATCTTTGCTGTGATCAATCAACTTCTCAACTTGCACGTATTCTTCATCACTATAGTTAAGATGTTCCATTAGACCAATTTTCTGAAGATTACGATGCACTTCTTTTACAGTTGGAATAGTTCCATTAAAGACTTTCTTATAAATCAATGCAGCATACAAACGTCCTGCCATTCTGTTATAAGACCAAGAGTTATACTCTAGGCATGTCTTAATTAGTCGTTCTTGTAGTAATAGTGATGTGGTTTCTTTAGAAAGAGTACTAACAGTATGAAGTACTACGCTCGACCAATCTACTCGATTACCTAGAGACTTTGATGCCCATTCGCCCCATTTGTTAATCTTATTAGGTGAGAAGTCTTCTTTCCTGCCATCTATTTTAACAATTGTTTCTATCATAGCTCCTCTCATTTGAAATGATGGTCGATTCCATAACACAGCATTGCGTATGAATCGACTATGTCTGATATTGGACTTTTTTCTGCTTTGACATTAATGATCTGAGTAATGTCAATTGAAGTCTTTTCAATAAAAGCATTATGCATTGCTTCTTTATTTGAATTGCCTTTTCCTGAAAAGTCTTTCTTTACAGTCATTGGCGACGGGATGTAATATTCTATACCATGTTTCCACATTTGATATTTCAATAGGGCAGTATTTTCAGCAATGTTGAATACTTTACCCTTGGCACCCATAGCATATCCTTCAAGACATGCTTCAGTGACTTTGAATTTCTTTAGAATAGCCATTGCCCACTGTGCTATATTATCAAATCTTTCCATCTCAGATTCGTATGGAAATGCAAGCACACCGTATATGTTGGAAGAGTATTTATCTTCAAACTTTTTACTCGAAGTATAAAAAAATGTTTTACAGTTGATAAATTTTTTTGTTGATCCAACAGTAATTGCAGGACATGTCATAGAATAGTCAATGCCAGCATACATCATTCTTCTTCACTTACTTCTGCAAGTGATGTCTGACAGAAAGGACAATAGATAGGGTCTTGTTCTTCTGATTGAGTTATAATGATGTAGTGGTTATCACAAGTTTCACAGAGTATTTCGTTTTTAATCATATTGCCTCCAAGGCGAGTTCATTGTTATTTGAACAATTTATACTCGCCTTAGAGATGCTTTTACTCTTTTCTAGTTAATGTCACTAATGTATTAACTGCTGCTAGTTTAAACAAATAGTATTTAAATTGATGAGAAACCGGAAGCTCTTCATAAAGAACAAGACATGGATGTGTTTTCTTTTCCGTATCTTTCACTTCACCATAAACCCAACCATTCTCAATCTTTTCTTTCATCCAAGATTCATGTTTATTAGAAGATGTTGCATTTTTATTATCGAGAACATACATAACACCATTTATAGCAGACTTTTGAATTTCTTCAGGAGCATCTACGTATTCTGGTTGACTATAATCTCCTAAAGCTTCACAATAGAACTTATTTGTGTTATGACAACAGTTTGCAATATATTCAATTTGTTCTTTTGATAGTTTTTCACTCAGTTTCATTTTCTTCAGCCTTTTGATTGTTAATGATTTCAACAGCATTGTTGATTCGTTCTAACATTTCTTCTGAATCAACATAGATGTCTTTACCGTCAAGCACTTCTTCAATTTCACCGTGATCAAATACAGGATAAAGTGTTTCTTCATATAGCTTTTTCAATAGCTTTCTTATTGAAACGATATGCTTAAAATGTTCGTTTGTCTTTTGCATTGAACCAAACGATCCATCATGAACCATGAATGTACAATATGGAGTAAGTACATATGAATCACATGAAAGAAAGATTGGTACACCGGCTGATGCAACTGTAGCTTCTGCAAATCCAACAACAGTTGCTTTGCATGTATTAATTGCGTAGATAAAAGCAATCGTTGCATCAACACAACCACCCGGAGTCGCCAAGTGAACTTCAACTCGATCATGCTCGCTTGCATTATTTAGAACATCAATTGCTTCAACAAAACTATATGGGTCTTCGATTAGTCCATAGATGTAAACTTTATAAAGAATGCCAAGAGGAACAGCAGCAAGTTTTGGTTGATTATCTTGCACAACATATCCATTATTTGCTTGAGTGCTTTCTTGTTCATTAGTAGTCTTATGTGGATTTCCAACCACAATTGTTTCTACTTTATCCATTCATAGCTCTCCACTTATTATTAGAAATTGTTACTATCGCTCTTTTTCCATTCTTATATGTAACGATGTTACTATGAGACCAAGATGAACCGCCTTGGTTATATCCCATATTTAATCGACCAATGACACCAGCATAATAAACACCGTCTTTGATTGCAGCGGTATGTGAATGCCCAACGTTATGCCTTGCTCCTAGCATTTGAAATGATCGAATAGAACCACGTGCTCCGTTATTACCAACATGCCCATGCTGACCACATTCAATTCCGTTTCCATACTGACCATATATCTTAAATGATTCATCTGTCTTTAAGAACATCACATCATTTAGATATTCATTTGCTTTCTTAACTGAGAATTCAAAGATGTTAAAACCAAAGTCTTCATCTTGAATACTTTTGTACATAGCAAGCTGATGCTCAAGAAAGAAGACAGCATTTTCTGGATCTGTCTTATAGTCTGCTTCTTTGAGCCAACGTTTGAGTGCTAAGTCATGATTTGACTCAACAACGACGGTAGTTGTTTTATCTCGATCTATTGAACTAAGAAACATTGCTACATCATTGATGTTATCCTGAACTGAATCAACACCGTGAATATGCTTTTTAAATCTAAAGTAAGGATCATTGCGATTATGATGATTGCGAGCTTCAAAGTCGAGTACATCATGAATGAATTGATAGTTTGGTTTAAGTACATTTAGCATGCTGCTTCTGTTATAGAAACAAACATCAGCACTTTCATCATCAATCTTTTCTACATGAATGTCACCCCAATTGATTGCTTCTACTGCATCATCTTCAATGTAATAACCATCAGGAGTGTATTGAGTATCAAGATCGTAAAAGCATCCAGTCTCAGAATCAGCAACCAGCTGTCGTACAAACCATGATCCATCATCATCTACTTCTACAAGCAATGCACCAAAGACATGATGAAACGATGCTTTCTGACCAGACTTTTTCTGAATGTAATTACGTTTAGTGACTGCACCTGTTGTGTACATCATTCGGCATGGATCTTCCTTATGAGTTGGAAGACTCTCAAGTTGAACTTTAGCATGAGGTACAATACCAGAATCACCACGAGTGTAACTGTGGAGCCCTGAGAGTGGGTTAGTAGCTGTAGGCAGTATGTTCAATTCTCCACACCAGATAAGGCCATTGGCGAGCACTGCAGGCTCATCTAGAATATAAGGTTCAATCATCGGATCAAACCATTCATCATCACTTTTCTCTAGATTCTGAAATCCGTTTTTGTTGTATGAAAATGTACCAATAATAATCTGTGCATTAATTCGCTTTGCTATTGTTTCGAGAGAATTCACGAAACTGGTATGAGCGAATGTGTTATTCTGCGCTGATGTAATAATATAACGCTTTTTGTTTAGCTGCTTAATGTTTTCATGATGGTCGTAGATATTACCTGCAGCGAAAGGCTTATCGTTCTTTTCCCACCACTTCTTGTATGTTCTTTGCTTTAAGAAATCACCGATCGTTGTAGTAGATGCTCCAAACCTATCGCTAATTTCAAGCAAAGTCCAGCCATCATTTCGAAGTCTTATGGCTTCTACTTTAGTTTGATCGTTATCTAACAGTTTGATCATATTGGTCCTCTTAAACCTTTTTCCACTTTGTAAATGCTAACTTTGCTTTCAATCCGGAAAACGTGTTTCTTTCAATTATTTCTATTAACTCTAACTTACTAAGTCCCATCTTTATCATATCATTTATGTCAATCTTTTCGTCAGGTGATACAGGCCAGATAACAATCTTTCTTTTATCTGTAATTGCTTGCTCCATTAGTTTTACGATTTCTTTTGATCTTGGCTGATTATCGAAAATCAATACATCAGCATTTGATCTATGTAACGATGAATCGCATGTTGCTAAACAGTTATCAACGAAGAGACTGTCTAATGGTCCCTCTACACAATATACGGTTTTAGATTTATCTATGTTCTCCTTACCGTATATTTTATCTATATCTTCTGAAGACTTGATAGAAATGTAACGAAGTCCTGAGTCTGGATCAAAACTTCTACCTTGTATCATTTCAACTGATCCGTCTTTAGAAAAGAATGGAATGACAAGACGTGGCTCTCGTGGAAATTTTTCAGATAGTGGATCTGGAGAGATTGCTTCAGCCGTCTTTTTGAAATCTTCAGAGAAATACAAACGAGAGAAAGCTTCCTCAGGTATTTGACGATCTTTGACATACTGATATGCATAATGATCAGAATCTAATCTGTCGATACGAGTACATCCAACAATAGAAGCTTTTCTAGTGTTACTAGATGGTGTTTTAAATTTCTGCTGTTTGTTACTATTGGTTGGTTTAGAAGGAGAGCTAGAGTACCTCTGAAACCGCTCCAGTATCTGTTGCTTTTTATAGTCTTCAAACAATTCTGTACATTGCTCTTTCATGAATGTCCAGAAAGAACCATGAGCACCACAGTTTTTGCAATCAAAGTTTAGATTGCCCTTCTTAGTATAAAAGTATAATCGTTTGATTTTTGTTGATCTTTCAGAATCACCACAATAAATACAACGAGAGACAAATGTTGTTCCTGACACGTTTACTTTCTTGAATCCTGGCAACTTATATGATATTTTATGTAACCAATCAATATCAATTTGGTAATCTGGGACTAACATAGGTTACTCTTTTAATAAATAGTATTGTATTGTAACATCTTTTTTAATATCCACCTTCAAAAATTAGAATAAAAATTATGGAAGCTTCGTTACCACAAATCATTAGTTCAATAGTTGCTTTAACTACATTAGTGACTGGTGGGTCTGTTTATTTTATTCGCAAAAGTAATGAGACTCTAAAGAAAGAAACTAAAGCAAACGTAGATCGTACGGAAAATCAAAATAGAAAAGATATTAGTTCATTAATTAACAGTGTTACTAAATCTTTAGATGAACTCAAAGTATCAATGAGCGAGCAGGGTGATAGAAACAGACAAGACTATAAAGGTTTAGTTCTTCATATAGACGAAAAGATTCAACACATCTATGATCGCTTAGGAGCTAACTCGACAGAACTAAAAGAATATATTTCAAAAGAAGTTGCTCAGCTTAAAGCTAAAGATTACGACCAAGACATTAAACTTGAGCATTCAAAAGACAGGATTCACGCAACTAACGAAGCACTGCTTAACTTTAAGTTGGAAGTAGCAGAGAGATATGAAAAAAAGAACCAGGATCGCGGGTGATCCTGGTTCTTATTATATATCACACCAGTTTTAAATCCTCGCTATACATATCTCCAGCTTGAGTTTTCTCAAGAACAGTAATCTTCTGTTTGATATCTTTGATCTTTTGCTTCAGTTCTTCTACCTGTTCCAATGTTAGAGAAGAGATTCTCATAGACATAAGCTTTGGTAAACTTTCTTCTCTAACTCCTTCCTTCACCATCGTATTTTCAATCAGTGATGTTTTCATTTTACCCGGATTTTCAAGATCGTTCCAGATCAAAATGAATTTGAGCTTATCTTCAAGAAACGACTGATCATCACTAAATAGTTCAATATGTTTCTTACGACGATCCTCATATCGATCAATACGATACTCTACAAAATCTAACAGAGCATCATATACATTGTTGTATCGTTTAAGCTGACCTTCAGTTGTCCATAGGGTAATGTTTTCAGTCATACGAACGATGAGCTTTAGCATCTTCATCAGATCAGCATGACTCTTTTTACCAACTTCTCGTGGTATCGTGATCGTAAAGTCGAATCCTTCTTCAGTCGAGTTATTGTCAAAGTCTTTGACGAGATTCTTATCCATTAAGTCTACGAGTATTGCTTTGAACTTATCAACACCATAACCAACCGGTAGTTCTGTCACATTCAAAGTAGTGGTGTTAACCTTTTCAAGAATACCATGAATCTCATACCGACCTTGAACTTCTTCGCTTGGTATAACTTTACCAGTCCATCCACAGAGTGTTGGAATGAGCGTCTCATCAATTGTTTTCTGCTGAGGTTTGTTACCATTGGTCAATTTTTTGATAAGGTTAGACACCTTCTGAGGGTCACGAGGCAATATCTTTACTGAGTGTCCTGTGCCAATACCAACTGCTCCGTTGATTAGCCACATTGGAATCACTGGGTAAAAATTCAATGGCTCAGCTTTATCTCCATCTTCATAACGATGTTCAAGAATACAGTCATCATCATTCTTAATAATATTTCTAAGATTAGATGACGGCTTTGTAAAAATGTAACGATGTGAAGATGACTCTGAACTTAGAATTGAACCGAACTGACCAATAGGCTCAAACAGATTAATATTGTTAGACCCTGGGAAGTCTTGAGCAAGTCCAACGATGGTCTCAGCCATGCTTCCTTCACCATGAGCATAGTGAGTTACTAATGCAAACTTACCTGCTGCTTGAGCAACTTTGATATCGTTGTTGCCATGTTTGATCATACCGTACACAGCTTTACGCTGAGCATCTTTGAATCCATCAATGATAGAAGGAATAGATCGAACATTGTCCAGATTTGAGAAATCTTTGAATTCTGTATTGAAAAATTCTTGAAGTTTCATTATAAGTCCTTATGCTGTCGCAAGCCAATCTTTACGATCATCTGCCTTGCGGCGATCAAATGCCAGATCAATACTATCAAAGTCTTGATCCTGAGTATATACTAAAGGCTCATGATAAACAGAATCATTCATGAATTTGTTGAAGTCTTTTGTACTCCAAGAACCTAGACCTTTATAGTAAGTCATCTTATGATTTGAATTTGTCTTTGCCCAGTCATCATATTGAGCTCTTGAGAAAAACTCATGTTTTGTTTTTCCTGCTGTCGCTACAATCAATGGAGTCCTCAGTCGATATACGAGACCTTCTTTGAGCAAGTTAGGCCAGAACTGATGAAACATATTAACGATCAAACCACAGATATGAGAACCGTCTGGATCAAAGTCAGCGCAGATCAATACTCTGCTAAATCGCAGATCATTCATTTCAACATCACCGCCTAATCTTAGACCAATGATTGACATGATGTTTGCGAATTCTTCATTTGATGTAAGTCTTGAAACCTTAATATCTCTTACGTTGAGTGGTTTACCTTTCAGTGGATAGACACCAACTGTCTTTGGATTTCGAGCAGACAGAATAGTCTTGGCTGCTGAATCACCTTCCGTTAGAGCAAGTACACATTCACCACGTTTCTTTGAAGTTGCATCATCGAACTTTACGATCTTCTTCAAGAAGTTTGTCTTCTGTGTTTGCTTATCCATTTTGCGAAGTTCAGCGAGTTCTTTTTGACGTTGCTGAGCTTCTGCCCAATCAAGGATACGCTGTACGACTTCCGATTTAACGATCTTATTAATGAACTTATCTGATACTTCAAATGATGTTCCAAAATCAGAAACCGCCGTGCTCATGTACTCTTTGGTCTGAGACGTAAACATAGGAGCATTAATTTTGCAGTTTATGAATAGAAACAGTTGTTGCTTGATGTTATTCGGCTTTACATCAATCTTGTGTTTCTTTTTAATGTAATCACGTAGCTTCATTGAAATATGCAAAGCCACATTATCGACATGTGATCCACCATTGAAGGTATCAACACCGTTTACGAATGAGACGTGTCTGAAAGTATCATCTTTGTTTGCAGCAACCGCGACATGCCAATGATCATTATAATCTTCAACCGATTCGTCTACGTACATAGATACGTAATCATTGAACTTGTTGACTTTGATCAGATCACCGTTTAGATATACCTTGATCTTAGGATTACAGCCTGCTACATCGTAGACGCGTTTTTCCATACGCTTTAGATTATCTTCATCTAGCGAGCATTGCAAACGATCGTAGTCAGGAATAAAGTTAATGGCTGTACCGTTCTTGTTTGCAGTTGTAATAGATAGCTTGTGTTTCTGCTGAAGGTTATCTTCAAACAGTTGAACGAATTTCTTTTTACCGTCACATGTCTCAACACGGAAGCTTTTTGAAAATACGCTTGTTAGTTTTGAACCGAGACCGTTAAGACCAGCAGAAAATCGTTCTTCATCAGAGAAGTTTGAACCAGTGCGCAATTCTCCGAAGATCATACTCGGAATCCACTGGTCATGTTCTGGGTGTTTCTTTACAGGAATACCGCCGTCGTCTTTAACTTCGATTTCACCAGTAAGAGGGTGAAGATTAACTTCAATCTTTGAAACACTTCCTGAACGAATATGCTCGTCTACACTGTTCGATATAATCTCATCAAACATTTTAAGCAATGCAGGATTGTATTTGATTTCTTTTTCTTTCATCTTACCATCGTAAGGAAGAAAGAATGTTGCTGTTGTGTTTGATGTACTGCCGAGATACATTCCACTTCTTGATAGGATATGCTCAATCTCAGAGAGTTTCTGATACTTATTCAGATCAGTCATTTTTGTTCCTTTGCTTCAACATTAATGTACCACAGTATATATTACCAAAGAAATCTGATGTGTAACTGTTGTTAAGAAAGTTTATTATTCTTCACAATTTGTGCATGGGAGATACTCATTGTTGTATGCAAGAACAAATCCTTGACCGAAGCATACTTCACATTTTGCTTTCATTTCATTGTCTAGCTGTTGAACGATTTTAGAAAGTCTTTTATAAATATGATCTCCTTGATCAGACAAACAGTTATTTTTAAAATCCCAGTTTGATCCATTATCATGTAGCATCTGAAGATTATCCCAAAAAACAAAGTCAGTAAGATGCGCTGCTGATTCTGTAAATGCGTGTTCAAATACATCTTCTTCATAAACATCTTCTTCAGTTTGAATATGCATCATCAGATCATGAAGATTGATCTCATGAATCACTTCATCACTGTATTTTTTTGAATCTTTAAGATATCGACCGACTGCACACATGTTTCCGGTTGATGATTGAAAGTATGCACAACTTTCTTCATCATTTACTGATCTTAGACGAGCTGGGTCTTGTGAATAGTATTCAATTGTTTCATCAAGAACTTGCTGATACGTATATCGTTTAAAGATAACTTCGGCTTTTCTCAATTCAGTCAACTGCCCAATCAGATTATCAAGCGATTCGTCACTTGAGAATATCAATCGCATGACAGGATCGGACTTTCCATTAGCTAGCTCTTCTTGAGTAACACCGTCAGTCACTACACCATTTAGATTTTCACAAATGTTCAGAGTCTTAAATTCGTAGTGCTTGTCCTCTTTGTTATTGAAAAGATCAGCCATAGTCACATTTAGAACCAAGTCTTTTTGACCTAAAAGAGCTTCAATTGATTTTCCGCTGTCTGTCAAAATAGGCATATCTTATTCTCCAATGTTATTCACAATTTTGTGGAAAGTTGTCTTTGAATCTTCAGTGTAGCAGTATTTCCCAATCATTAGACTGACTGGAATTTGTA